CACGAGCCAGTTTACTGACATCAAGGGCACCGCTTTGGATATCTTCCCAGATGCGAGCCTGAACATAGTTTGTTTGCTTTGCGACATACTGGGAAGCCATGCGTGCCATATCGGCACGGACATCTATGGGAAACTTGTCGAAGTCAAGTATCCCCCGCATGTACCCTTTAGTCTTCATCCACTGTGATCCGAACGCACCGATCTTCGGCAACCACATCGCTTCCGGATCTACACCACCCAACTTGGTGCTGATCGCATTCCATCCCTCGCCGTCCTTGAGGAAATCCCAGTACCCCTGCTCATGGGCCAGAGTAGAGAACGGCATCTCACGCGGAATCGATCTCTCTACTGTCCTAAGATACGATTCGCCTTTACCCAGAGGGCCACTATTGGGACCGCGATGAATTATTTCACCGGTATCGTCAATAACCGAATACCAATGCCCATCGCGTCGTGATCGATGCCACATTTTCATGTCATCAATAATCGCATTCAAGGCAGGCAGATCCCTCAACAGCAAGTCAAGTTTAGTACCTTTACCGAATGTTTCTAATTCCAGAATCCGCCATTCCGCACTAGTCAGATCAGGGTTAGCGGCCTTCAATGCATCATGTATATCTATTTCCTCAAACACATCAGTAATCCGATCAACCAACTTGTTGATCGCACGACCCTGAGCGCGAACATTCATATTCGTAGCAGCCAACGTCTTCCAACCACTAGCGTCGATCCACTTACGGACCTCCGTAGCAGCGTTGGTTACCTCTCCAGTAACACTATTTGTGATATCTAACTTACCCCACCCATACTTCAACGGGCCTCTATCGGCACGCTGCGCCAGAGAGACACGCCGCCACAAATCAACCGTGTCAACACCCTGCCCGCCACGCATACCAGCACGCGCCGCCTTCATTATCTTGCCGTAGAAACCTCCAACCCAAGTCATCGGATCCAACAAGATTTCCGTAGCCAACGACCCTGCGACACCAATCACCATTGCCGGTTTGGTGCCGGGCCGCACATCAAATGGTGTGGCCTTATTCCATGCACGAACAGACGCATCAGGCAACGTCAGCCTGCCGCTCTCAAGGATCTCCAACGCCTGAATCATGTCATCATCGGCAAGACGCTCATACCAGTCTTGGTACATCTGGGTGATCTGCGCCTGATCCTGACCCTCACCAATCGTTTCAAAATAGTCGTAGACGCCCTGCGGGCCTTCACGAATCCACAACTTCAACAACTTGGTTTGATGTCCACCAACCTTCTGAACAGCGGCATTGGTTGTCATCCGGTAGAAGGAACCATCCTCCAACTGGCTGGCATCCCAAGCCGATTTCCAATCAGCAGGATTAGAGAACTCCGCCCCACCACGCTCCGCCATATACGCCAACGAACGGCCAGTATGCGTAGCGAACCGTGACGGCTTCATCACAAGGTTTTCCCACACATTGCTGGCAACCGTGCCTGCCACAAACCCCATAGCACGAATAGGGGCCATACCGATCTTCACCGGATTACCGAAATGTTCCTCAGGCAACAAGGGAATATCCCAAGTAAATATCCGATGCAGCAACCCGTCCGGATCCTTCTCCTCCGGCAACTCATACCCGGCACCACGCAACAACCGTTGAACCTGCGGAGTCAACTGGGCGAACTCACCAGTCTGCATCTGCGTAGGCAAAGCCTCCATACGCTTCTTCATTCCATTGAACTGAACCTGATCGACCGCCCCGATAAACTGGTCAACCATGTCCTCATCAGACAACGGCCCCATCGCAGCAGCAACCATCGAATCCGTATCAACATCAAGGAACCGGCTCGCACCAGTCGCTAGAAGCATCTGCATCCGACGACCATAAATCTCATCATTGAATGCAGACCGGGGGGCACTCCCCAAGAAGAGATGTTCCCTGCGAACAGGGGTAATAGTCATTATTACTGGCCCGTCAACTGGGATGCGGCAGACATGATGATCGGATCACCAGTAGCCGCAGCCCAACTTTGAAGCAACTCTCCTGACCGCTGCTTAGACGTAGGAGCGATCATCGGCGTAGGTAGGGGACGGTTCTCACCGGGAGCCATCAACGGTGTGATCTGTGGAGTAAAACCCCGTGCGGCCTCTACCGGCAGCGGTGCCTGTGGGGCCGCTGGAGCCTGTGGAACCGCCGAGATAGCAGGAGATGGCCCTCCACCCACAGAAGCCTTCTGCGGCAACGGGATGGCCTGCTGGGCCTGAATGTTGGCACTGACCTCACCATAGGCGGCACCAGCCTCCAAACCGGGAGACTTGGGTGCCTGTGTTTTGCGTGCGCGGGGCATCAGCCAGCCCTCAGTGCACTAACCAACTGTTCGGCTGCTCCCGGTGAGAACTCACCCGTCGGTGGTGCCCCCTGTGGAGCCATGCCTTCCGGACCTGCCGCCAAACCCGGTGCCTGCTCAGGAGCCATAGCCATACCCTCTTCAGGGGCAGGCGCTACAGCAGCCTGCTCTGCCCGTATCTCAGCATCCGCCTTTTCGATGGACTCAAAGATATCAAGACCCTTCTTACGGTGCTTCTCAATCTTAGAGACATACACCACCGGCAACTGACCCGACAAAGCCTGCTGTTGGATCGCAGCCATAACCGCCTCTTCCAACTGCTCTTCATCGACACGCCGCCCCTCCATCTCCGGATCCTCAATATAAGGATGCTTGGTACGGAAAGTACGAAGGCTGATGCCCTTCATAGAAAGCAACTGCCCCAACTGGATAGTAGTGCCCTGTATGTCCGCGCCGGGAATGGAATGCGATACCACATTATCAAGGATTTCGAAATGCTCATTCGGTGTGAAATCAACCTGCCCGAAATCGCCGGGATACCCGGTGAACATAGAGAACTTCTTGCCACCGAAATACCCCTTGTACGAAGCAAGAATGCATTCGTTCATATGTGGAAGGTGAGCCTCCATAATCTCTTGCATTTCCTGAATACGCGGGTCCAAAGCGGCACCCATGAGGGAGTCGATACCGCGTCCGGTACGGAGAGCCCCGTATGTTTCACCACCAATTTGAGGTACTGTTCCGGTAGAGATCCGTGCATTCCGTTCCAATCGGTCGATTGCATGATTGGTAGACGGATCAGGTGCCGACCGGAGTTCTCCGATCTGTTCAGCGTCAAGCAGAACATTGACCTGCCCCTCGCGGCCATCTTTCCACTCGCCACCGACAATCATCGGCACCTGACCCGACCGGCCAATGATATAGCGGTCAGGGAAGATCGCCTTCTCCTGTGCCATGATCTCCAACGCCATCATCTTCGCCATCAAGTCAACGATGCCGACGACATTAGAGATGGAAGATGCGATCCTATCTAGCGTTACTCGTCCGGGGGTGATGACACACGGCATCCCCGCCTTGTTCGGTACACGCGACAGTTCCATAGTCGCAGAGTGATGGCCGTAAACCTGATTGTAGTGTTCGTAACGCGGACCCATTATACCAATAACGATATGCTCCGAGTCAACCCATTCGATGACATCCCAAAGTTCCTGCCTGCTTCTATCATCAGGAGCGACAGGGCCACCATTCTCAGAAGCAGAAGCAGGGTAATGGCTGCGTAGCCACGCACCCGACTTACCGTGGATGAACCCCACGTTCGCTGGTGGGTCCACATCCTCGTAAGCCTTGGGTTCCGGATACACCCCGAGAGGATCCCGCACATCGATACGGGGCATACCCTTATCGAAATCAGGATGAACAACTAGACAAGCAGTCGCGTACCCAGCCAGATGCCGATAAGCCCGCCTGATCTTTACCTTGTATTTAGACTGGTGCCATGTTGCAGCCAACGCCTTACGCCTGATATCAGCATACTCGCGTGACCGGACACCCCGCTCCTTGGAACCATCAACAGCGGGACAACCAATAAACGGCATAACCGACGCTGCACGCTGCGCTACCGCATCAATATTCTCAGAGATAAGGGCAGGCGTCAGCGGAGGAAGAACAGGTTCCCCCTCCATAGTGGGAACTGGAATAACATACTCACCGTTATATCGTTCCTTGACTTCCAACATGCGCTGAAGTAGAGGAGATCCGTTCTGCTGCCGCTGTTTAACGATTCCTACTATCTCATCGAAAGTACGCATCAAAACACCTGTCTAGCGGGCACAGTTGACCCCCACGGTAGTCCCTTATAGTTGAATTGTGAAGTATCTAAAGCAAATGATTGCTTACGCTGGCGATACAGAATCCAGATAAACCACAAAGCCATAACCTGATCCTGACGAAGTTTCGTTCCCCGCTTCAACGGACGCCACGCCTTCAACTGGCGTACCAACTGGTCTGCTTGGTGGCGTGTCGAAGGATCATCCGCATAAGGGATATCGATCTCACCGCGCATAAACGATAAAGCCATCGATGGGACACCAATCGTTTCATCATACTTGTTCATGCCAGTCAGGTGTTCCCTAACCCTGAATCCGTACCTTTGTGTCATCTCAATCAGGCGCTCATCACGAGATAGCCCCTTCTGGAACACCATTGCTTCGATAATGACATCCGATACGCTGCTGCCGTTCCTACCGCACTGAAGCACAGCATCTTCGACAATGCCGAGGATCTGTTCGTTGCGGGTCAGCCCTACGTCTTCCCGAACGAAAAGTATTTTAAGTTTTCCTTCATGCGGTGTAGCAGCAATAACACAATTGTTAGAGCCGAGAGCGGGATCAACGCCAATATATACAGAGCAGTCTTTAGGCGGTTCATGGTTTACTGACCTCAACGGGTTTAGGCATTTCTGAATAGACTCATCGGTAAAGGTCGCAGCAGCCGAAGAACTGGGTTCCTGCATGTAGTTACGGGACCACGCCTCCTCACCAACCTTGCGGCGAATACGATCCAACGCCTCCAACGAGAACATCTCCGGCCACAACGGTTCCGGTTCACCCTTTTCGTTGGTGACAATCGCCGGAAACTTGATGACCCTGAGAATGTCCTGATCGATCTGCTCCATGACCCGCTCATAGAAGTCATCCTCACCAACACGGGTACCATTGATGCTTGTTCGGCCCTTCTCACCGGGACGAGTCAACCAGTCCTGCCGAAAAATCTCGAACATCTGTTCGGTCAGGTTGAGAGAAACCCGTGACTGAATATCATCAATATGTAGGTGATCGGTTCGGGTACCAGCAATCTTAGATCGCCAACCCAATGAAACCATCGAATAGTCGCGTTCATCATGCCTGCTCTTCTTATAGACACTGAAGTAATCAGCGCCCCACGGCTGAGCGGTCTTACGCCCAGACTGGTTCTGGGGAACAAACGGACCATACTTCGCTACATAACGAGGAAACGGACCCTGAGGCTCCATACGGGAACGGATACGCCCAAGGATCTTACGGGCCATGTCCTGCCCCTCAGATCCGACAGTGATACGAAACTCAGGGTTAACGGCTAGTTTGTAGCAGAAGTAATCCTCCGCCAACGTGGTCTTGCCATGCTCCGGAGGCCACAAAATCAAAGTGATATTGCCGGGTGGCGTATTCTCGTAGGCTTCGATGGCTTTGAGATGAAACCACGGAGATTCATGTTCGAAATACTTGCTTCGGAAACTCTGGAATGTGCCATCCCAGTCCTCGTTACCGCCATCACTCAGAGCCTTCGTTCTGATGGCATCAGCCCGTTCGCTGAACTCAGGGATACGTTGACGCCACTTATCGTAGGCCGACCGTGTGACACCGGCTATCAGGCAAGCCTTGGAGATGGTGCCATGCTCCGCGAGTCCCGCAAGGAACAGGTCACGGGTTTTCTGGCCTCTGGCTTTGCTGACATTAGTATCAGTCATGAGTCGTAGTAGTCTATGAGTGATCGAAGACTGACTTGCCTACTTCAAGCCCAATGGTTTCCGAAGCAATAACAACGTCAGTGCTTTCGATCTTTACCGTATGGATACCGATCTGATCTAAATCAACATCAACATAATAGATGCCGGTACCACTACCAGACACAACTGACAATGAGGTATCCGCCCCGCTGGGCTTTTTTTGAGTAGCGGTAGCCGTAGTAGCCACCCCCGTCCCTGCCGTCTTGAACAACGCAGTTACTCGTACCCGGTCGCCTTTATCGTATACAGCCATTAGACACCTACCAGTAGGTCTAGGGAATGTTGCTGCTCTTCAGCATTACTGCTACCGATAATACTCGTTACGCTAATCGTCATATCGGGCTGAGGAACCTTACGGATTATTACCGGCTGGTTCAACGTCCCCGTACCAGTGATCGCACCCGTGACATACGCAACTTCAACAACGGCAGCAGTTACCGTAGCCGTACCTGTAATAGCAGCCGTTACCGGTACTTCTCTAACAATCGCACCCGTAGCCGTAGCCGTACCAGAGATACTTCCAGCAACAAACGCCTCTTCAGTAATCGCAGCCGTAACCGTAGCCGTACCAGTAACCGCACCTGTGATTGACGCAACCTCAACAATCGCAGCAGTAACAGTCGCCGTGCCAGTAATCGCTGCGGCTATAGAAGCAACTTCAACTACCGATGCTGTGACCGTCGCCGTACCGGTAATCGCACCCGTGATCGCATGAACCTGTATTCCCTGATAGGAATAAACGGTACTTCGATAGTCGATGCCAGACTGGCGATAGTCAATAGCCATTAGTCTTCAAGCGCCGCCAAACGGGCATCCTCTACAACCTGTGCTGGCGGATTGAACGGCCACACAACCTCAGACACACGCGAATACGTCGCAGGCAAATCCCGCAACGACTGACGGTACGCAGCCCATTCCTCAGCGGTATGGTCACCTAACGCGGCGTCACCCAACTGTGTCCAGTCTGCTGCCGCGAGCATTCCGTTGCGTTGCGATCTGACCATGTTCATGTCCAGATCGGCAGCCTCAGCCCGTGCATCCAGTTCTGCTTCTTCTTCTGCTGTCAGGTCGTAGTAGACCCCGTTGACAACCTTCTGTCTTGCCATTTCTATGCTCCTGTTACTCCGTAGAGGGTGAACGTGCTGTATTGGACGAAGTTCGTGCCCGTGAGCGGTCCCAGCGTGATCTGGTTGACCGCCGCCGTGGATGACCACAGGCCAGCAGCCAGAGCGAGTCCCCACCGATAGTCCGTTGTCGTAGCGTCGTCACTAGCCGCCTGTACGAGAACCTGCTTGAAGTTGGCGGTGTTCGCATAGTTCGGAATCCACAAGGAGCCAGCGCCGAATGTGTCGGCGGTATTGGACGCGGCAGGAATGTAAATCTTCTGGATTGACGCCTCACCAGATTGGCGTTGCGACCCCGGCGTGGCACTAACCGCGAACAGTTGAGTGACCGAATAGTTGCTGCCAGTGTCACCGTTCAACTGAATGTAGATCTCGTCACGGTACGACGAGTCGTCTGAGCGGGCCGAAAACTCAAGGTACAGGTGGTCGTAGGACGCCGAGATGCTGCTCTCACTCCACGTTGTGGCAGACCCCGTGAGTTCGTCATGTTCGATAACAGTGAAAGTAGCCATCAGGAACTATTCAATCCGTAGAGGGTGAACTCGGAACCACGGGCCGTGTCATAGGTCGGGTTTATCGTAAAAGAGATAGCGTTGACAGCCGCGGTGTTATCCCATACTGATGACATGAACGTGGCGTTCCCGTACGATCCGAGATCCACTCCCCAGTTGAATACCGCAGTCGTGTTCTTGTTTGTGTTTGCGTAATCCAGAATGTCCAGAACGCAAGAGGCGAACGAACTAGCGGGCAGCGTGCCCGCTGGGGTGTAGAGAACACTGCTGTAACCCAGATAGCCGTGAGAGGCAACTCCGAAGGCATACGCACTACTACCAGACCCGTACAGGACATGGCCCGAATAGTTATTACCCGTGTCGCCGTTCAGCCTGACCTCAGTTGTGTTCGTTGAGTTGGTTCGCATCCCCCGAATCGTGAACCGCACCTGCAAATGCTCATACGTTGCAGGAATAGAGGTGAACGTCACCGACGCAGCATCAGCCTCCAAATACGTCGTGGAGATTGCTTCGATCACAGCCATCAGGCCACCATCCTTGGGAGTACCCCGAACAGGGAGAACATGGAACCCGTCTTGAAGTCGCCAGTATGAGGGTAGATGTCCAACTCAGTGATCGCAGCCTGCGACTTCCAAGTGCAAGCGTTCAATCCGACGTAGCCAGAGCCGTCCGTGTCGGCGGCGTACTGGCTGAGTGTGCTTTTGTATTTCCCTGAGTTGATGTCGAATATGTGTGTGATGTTGCAACCGAAGTCGTTTGCACCAGCAGCCACGTTGGGGATGTACCCACAGAAGATGTACGCAGTACCGTAAGCGTAAGCAGCATCGTTGGCACCGTCGCCAAGGAGTTCTTGCAACTCGTAGTTCGATGCCGTGTCGTTGTTGAACTGTATGCGGGAGTTCGTTTCGGTGTCGCTCTGGCAATACTGGATCACAACCAGATCCATGTATTGGGAGAAGTCCCCGACCTGACCATCATCAGTGGATGTAAACGTGACCGTGGCCGCATCCGCTCCGAGCGTCGTCGTGGCAAGGCCGACCCATGCCTCACCATCAGTGAGAACATTCGTATCAGGGTCGATGTAGGAGGGATCAGCCATTATGCGGCCACCTCGTAACGCAGGATGACAATGCCCGACGACCCTTCAACGGCCCCAGACCCGCCGCCAGTGCCGCCCGAACCCGAGCCAGTCATGGCTACAGGACCGATTATCGTCGTTGTTGAACCATTACCTACACCACCAATACCTGAACCGCCTGCACCGCCGTTTACCCCCGATG